ACCAGCATGGTGTCAGGCCCGCGACCTAGCGCAGCGAGTCCTTGTGCAGTTTGATTCATGGTTGCCTCTGAAATCGGGGGTGGGTCGAGTTTATCATAATGATGTCTTTATGCGGAGCATTTGACTCGTAGCCTGCACACCATCCTGCGTGTCCCTGTACACATCGCCAAGCCTTAAAGTGGCGAGGTCGGCTTCAGTCGGAAGTGTGTCAAGGTTTAAATTTAACGCGGACCCGGCTATGTCTCCGGGGTTATCCAACTGGTTGAAATACAGGCGTATGGAGCTAAGCAACACCTCCATATACTGCTGGTTGTATTCAGCCGGAGGACTTACTAAGCGCGGCGCACGGACTAGAGGGTTGCTCATGGCTTACCTCCGTCCATCTGGGCGTATGTCAAGGGAAGGCACACCTAGCTGCCATTGCACCCCAAGGGTGTTTGAGCTAATTCTGAACGCCATCTGACGCCCACGGACCCGCACATACACAATCTCGGTGAACTGCTGCACCTCGTAAATTCGGGTGGACGTGTAATTCTGCGTACTGGTGACCGTAGGGGTTGCCGCTGAACTGTAGTTTGAACCGGGGTTCTGCCGAGGCCGCAGCGTCAGCGTGACCGCCGGGTTATTCACTGTGGAGCCGTTGAACGTAACGTCCGGGATCATCCGGTAACCAAAGCCGTAGTTGTGCCCGTCCCCGATATTGATGTCGGCAGATTGGCAGAAAGCGTCAATGGCTATTGGCGGGTTGGTCGCGCCGTCGTCTACACCGCTCTCGTGATATATAAGTTTCCCGTTATACCCTGTAGCCATTGGCGAAGCTCGCAGCGGCGAGTCCAGCCAAGCAGTTCTTGCAAGGGTGCCGTAAGACCAGATTTTCTCCAAGTGGTTGTATATAACGTATCGGTCAACATCCGTTGAATCGGCAGAGCAGTAAAACCACCAAATCTCGTTGTATCCCTCGTTGGTACCTGAGAAGAACTGAAATGACTGGGACAGATTGATGTCGTTGAAAACATACTGCCGCAGAGGACAGTACAAAGTTTCTACCCGTCCGGAATACATGTAGAACTTGTCCACGCCCATCCAGTAGGCGATGTTGTTGGCTGTAGATGTTGCGTTGGGGCCAACGATAGACAAGTTGTCGGCAAGAAGCTGAAAACCCCATACGTATGGTGGGCCAAGGTATTGCATGGAATACAGCGCCGAGTCTGTCCACACCAAAATCTCTTGCCGCGACTGCATAGCGGTAATAATCTGAGAGCCGTCACTGAGCGTGAAACTACCAGCCTGATTAGTAATAGCTGGTGTCCACTGGGTATAGTCTTCTTGGTCTGACCAGCGCACCAGCATGGGGTTTTGCACGGCGGAGCCGTAGTCGTTTACACCAAAGCCGAGGACAAAACGTGAATTGTCCGACACCATGACGAAGTTGCAGACGTCTGGGGTATCCCCGCTAGTGAGCAGAACGCCACGGTCAAAAATGTTTGGGTCGGCGTTGGTTTCCCAGAGATACAGACCACCACCTCGTGGGTTGAAAATTAAATCTTCGCCGTAATTAGACTGGCTCCATAGACGAAGCTGGGAAGCAATACCCGTTGTGGCAGACAACCCCCAACCTGTCGGCGTTGACGAGCCGGTAACGCCACCCCAGCCGCCTGCGCCCCAGCCGTTTGGGGCTGTAAATATTTCAGGGCCAATGGAGATTTGATATGTAAACGTGGCCGCGCCCGTCGTTCCCGAGGAAGTTGCCGGGGAAGAAACAACGATGCTGTACGTATTGGCGGTTAACACCGTGAGTTGGAATTCTTGGTTAAGTGCTGTTGCCGGAATGCCGTTTATTGCACCGCCAACACCTGAAATCGTCACAAAGTCGCCCGTTGCGGCTCCGTGGCTTGTGTCGTTTACCGTAACTGTTGTTGAGGCATTAACGGTAGTAAACGCATTGGCCGCTACGGAATCTACAAGCCGGATAGGTGTGATGTCGTAGAAAATACCAATAGTGCCGTTCTGAATATAGAACTTGAGGTTTGTGCCAACGCCCAGCAGGTTGTAGCCAGACAGCGTGACCCAGTTAAACAAGGAACGGCATACGCCCCAGAACGACCCCGCAGGGGGTGCTAGCGCAGAGTTAGTTGTGCCGGTGTCAAGAGTCCAGCCGCCAATTTTCTCGGGGTAGCCTGAACGAAAGCGCACCTTGTCCATCTCGAACCAAGTACCCTCGTTGGCTAGAGTTGTGGACTCTTTGTTGATTCCCGGTCTTAGCTGGAGTTTTTGAAGCGGCATAATTCATTTTCCCACGTATCAGGCAAAAGGTCGAGCACCCTGCTTGTCAATGATGAGCGCCTGCCTACGTGGGGTCCCGTCTGGCGTGTTTGTCACACTGATATGCGTCCAAGCATCAAACTCACGAATGATTTGGTCATAGGGCAAACCCGCAGCAATGACTGCGCGTACCACAGCATCGGGAGTCATTCCGGGAACACGGATGTCCGCAGCGCAGCCAATTCTATGCTGAGAGGTGTCTTTGGAGCCAACGCTGTCGTTGACTTGCTTTGACCGGAAGGCGCTGTTGACCATGATGGGCTTACCATCCAGCGCCGTCTTTACCTGCTCCAAAAACTCCGCAAGTCGTTGTAGGTTGGCTGTTTCAGCTTCGTTGGGCGTGTTGTCAAACTGGCGGTGGCTGGTGGCGGTGAGTTCCGCGAGGGTGAAGTGTGGTGTCATTTGATTGCCGGAGCCTTAGAAAGAAGGTCTGTCTTAGCTTGTGAGCCAGCAGATGAGCCAAAATAGTAAGCAACGATCCCAGTCCAAGCGGTGGACAGACTGCCCAACATCATCAGGATCGTGGGGTTGTTGCCGTCCACTTTCCCAAGCATCATCATAATTAAAATGCTAAAAAATCCAATGGTGATGATTGCGGCCAAAGCAGGGGGCACGATTGAGCGAGTGGTAGCTTGCATCTCTCGCGCAGACTTTCGGTCTTCAACCTCCAGCTTGGCAAAGTTGAGGCCAAGTTCTTGCGCTTGCTTTTGCAACTCAATCTCAGCAATTTTGACTTGAGCAATTTGTTCTGCTGTCAGTTTGTTGTTGGCAATCATGTCCTGAACTTGGTCAGGCTCAACCCCCACGGCCTTTGAGATAGCTGAGACAGCCATGCCAGCCAGTGGGCCACCAAGCGCCGTAGCGATGGTAGGTGCAATTTGTTTAATCCAATCCATTATTGTTTACTCCTTGAAAGCATTGTTGCTGCAATTTGTAGCATTGCACGAGTCTTCTCTAAATTGTCAGGCGGTGATGCCCAACCCACGGTGATTTGTCCAACGAACCTGCCCGGTTCTGGGGGAACGCTGATACGACATGTGTAGCCCACGCCCTTCTCTATGTACCAAATCCCCATCTCGCTCTGTGCGCTGGTGTACTCGCCGCACGGGATTTCGTTTGCCATGAGCTTCACCACGTCACTGTTGTTACTTGAGTTTTGGGTGAACAGGCCTACGTCAAGTCCATCCATGGCCTTCTCTCGACCCTCTCTGGTGTACGCCCTATGCAGGATGCGAGTGCCAAACATGCTATTGACTTTGAACACCGCCACCACAACAGCGCCTGTTTGCTTGAACAGGTGGGCAGCGGCGTCTTCTACGCGGTCTTCTGCGATGGACGGAATCTTCTTGGACTCCTTGTAAGCACCAATCAGAAGCTCTTGGTTTGTATATACAAAATACCCTGCAAATGTTAAGACAGCCATTAACACCATCGCAAACAGACGGAACGGGCTGCTGACATACGCCAGCACCTTGTCAACTAGGTTTAAACGCTCATCGCTCATCTTTGCTGCTCAAGGATGCCAATGGTGAAATAAAGGATAACGCCTATCAAGCCAAAAAAGATAGCCGCCAGCAAGGCCAACTCAACAACCTCATCCATTTCTGCTTTGCGCTTGGCCGCAGCTTCTTTTTCTCTGCGTGCATCATGAGCAGACTCCACGTCCATTGCCGCTGCTCTGGACTTGATCTTGTTCCAGACGTCTATCTTCCCCGCCTGCATGAACAGCAGTTGCAACTCATCCTCAAACCGTCTGGCTTGGTCAAGCGCCATCTCAATCTGGATGGCAGTGCCCATTGAGGATTTAGACTTCTTGGCCTGAACAACAGCCTTGGTGGCGGTGGACTTCGCATCAAAGTACTTGCCCAGCACAGGGCCGAGGGAGCTTACATCGTCAACGGTTTTGCTGACCTTCTTAATCAGCGCGACTGCTGCCTGTATGCCTGCAAGGGCGCTTATGGGATCAATCACTTTCCGCTACCTTTTTAGGTTCAGGTTTGCCTTTTTCCCGCCACTGGAGACACCAAACTTCTTTGCGGTCAGAAGACCACGACCACCTTACGCACTCAACTGCTGGCGCTTGAACCACAGGAGGCGGAGGTGGTGGGGCATCAGGCATCAGCCGGTACTTGGTTTATGGCATTGCTTGCGCTGCTACTTGAGCTTGATACGCCGCAATGACCTCTGGTGTCCAAGCTGCGTTACAGATCGCCACGACATTGGCTGGCTGGCCTGTCAGGTCTTGCGCTGGTGTCAGGCTGGTGCGGTGGTAGGTCTGAGCAATCTGGTCGCCGTCTTTTAGGATGCGTGTAGCCTCGCGGTACAGCACGGTGCCGTTCTCAGTAACGGTGATCTGGTCGATGACTTTGGTTTCGGTGAGTGCCATTTGGTTTCCTTTAAGTGTCCAACTGCGCTAATCTGGCGCGGTTAATTAAACTCGATAAATTATCATGCCATTTAAAAAATCTAATGAAAATGCCGAATTTGGTCTATCGTTGTTATCTGCATCTCTTAGAATTGCTCTTGACCCAGCAAGAGCCATCATTATCGGATTAACACCACAGTTTGTTTCACTTACAGTGGCAGTACCTCTTGGTTGCGAACCTATAGCAAAAGGTAAGCCTTGAATTTCGGCGCTGCTTGCTGAAGCTGTACTAGGAAATGTAAGGTTATAAGAACAAAAAACAAAATCTCCTATTTTTGTATATTTCCCAGTTACACTTGTGTATGTAACACCATTCCCAGTTGGTGTCCAAGTCCCCTCCTCATAATCATCCAGCGTGTTTGCGTCAGCGCTTGCTACTTGCGTAGCGGGGAAGGTAATGCCGTTCAGTGACGGGGTTGTGCCAGAGACAACAATAGCCCCCGCTGCGTCAGGCAGAGTGATCGCCCTGTTCGTGTTGGTTGCCGGTGGCGTGATGGTGATGATGCCCGTGCCGCTTTGCGACAGCATCTCTATTTGACTTGCTGCAAGGGTTCCGTTAGCCATTACATAGCCTCCATGATTGTCTTCAATGTCGCCACATCACCAGCAGCGTCAACAGCCGTTTGAATGTCAGCGTACTTGGTGCGAATGGCTGCACGGGCAGCTTCAGCGGCTGCGGCCTCTGACGGGATGGTAGCCTTCACATCCAGCGGCGCAAACTCAGCAGCACGGGCCGTTCTACGCGCATCATGCGTGATGGCCTTGGCTTTGGTTAGGTCAATTACGATGCCCATGTCCATGCTCCTCTGAATGTGCGGTCTGACGGAATGTCTGCAACATCCACAATGGCGTATTCAGCGCCCTCTGGAATGTCTTTCATGCAGGCTTCAATGGTGTCTGCGGGGATGATGACGGCTACGCCGCCGTCTGCTGTTTTGTAAATGATTCTTGAGTTCATTGGGTTACCTTATCTAAAAACTGCAACAGCTACTACATCCATATCTTCTGCCCCGCCTGTGCTATTGCACCACAACCTACATGAAGATGTAGCTAAATTCGTGTCATAACGAATATTTACAACTTTTCCATTTGTACTACTTGCCGCCGCTGTAGGTTTTATTGTTGCAACTAAAGTATAATTTGCATCAGGCATCGCAGTAGTGAAATTCACTGTGTAATCACCAGTGCCGTTATCCGTGATGCTTGACACATTTCCACTTGCACGAATAATTGTCGCCAGAGTACAGTTTCCGCTTGTGGTTTGTGATGTTGCGGAGGTAACCACAAATATGTTTGCGCTAGTTACGGATGTGACAGTAAATGCCTCTGCGCTTGCTGCACCAGTTTGAAATGTTATATAAATAGACTGTCCTTGAGAAAGTCCGTGGCTTGTGACGGTAACAGTTATTGCCGTTCCTGACTGACTGTAAGTTCCAGTTAGCGCCCCCGCACCATTGAAGTTGACCCATGCGCGGCAAGCGTACAGGGGGGCAGTGCCGGATACAGTAGCAAACTGTGCCGAGTCAATGTTTGGCGTTGTCAGTGTAGGGCTGGTCAGCGTCTTATTGGTTAGCGTCTGAGTCGCAGCAATACCCGCCACTGTGTCAGTCACATCAGGCAGCGTCAGCGTCCTGTCGGTGTTTGTGACGGGTGCTAAAAGGGTGACAGTACCCGTGCCGGTAGCGCCTCCTTGTACGGCTAATAAACTCATGCTGTTGCTCCTTGGGTGTTCATTTCATTTTCCTTAACAGGCCATCAGCACACAAGGCACACAGTAAGAGCCGTCTGCGTAGGTGCAAGTGACATGGGTTGATGTGACCTTGGCAACAGTCTTAGACCGCACGATGTCATCACCTTGTGGCTTGGCAGTGCCATTACCAGCAGACATGAGTAGATCACCACGGGCAACAGTTGTGCCTTGAGCAATCCGGATAATCATGTCGCCCGTCATTGCCATGTTGATCTCGTCTACATTGTGCTGGTCATCATGCGTCCAATTGACAAACACACCAGCGACATTTGCATCGCCTTCAACATCCGACACCTTGACCTTGTTTAACTGTTCGTTGTCAACAGGGTTGCCATCAGCGTCTGTGTAGACATTCATTTCATCAAGGTTTGACAGCACAGTGCCTTTGACAAGCGTATCGTCTTTAGCCGTTGTGGTCTGCGCCCAGCGTGACAAGTGACCGCCGTTGTAAGAGACTGTTGTGCCTGATACAGAAATCGTGCCTTCGACTGTTCCCGCTTGGGTAAAAGTTACTAAAGTTCCATCGTTGCCAATTCGACTTACGATAAGTGCGTCTTCTTCGTTTGCCGTAAACAATCCTCTGCCTGCTGTCGTAATAATGCACCCAACGACAGTCTCCCCTCCTACAACTGTTGTCTTCGCCACCAGAAAGTTGCCGCTAGAGTCGATACGGGCGCGTTCTGTGCCGTTTTGCGTAAATGCAAGAACCCCCGAGGCGCCATCTACATTTAACGCAAAGGTGTTTACACTAGGGTGGTAAAAGCCCCCTCTTGACCTGTTGCTCGTTGTACCACCATCTGTAATCAAACTAAAACCTTGGCTTGGAGATGTAACGCACAGTGTTGCGTTGTCGTAAGAAGATGTTTGCCCAATTAGCAATCTGCCGCTGGCATCAAACCTAGCGGCCTCAACACCGCCTTCAGCGAAGCCAATGGTGTCAGCAGCGGGGAAGAAGATGCCTGTGTTGGCATCAGTGCCTCTGATCGCTGGTGCGGCTGCTGTGCCGTCAACATCAGAAAGGCCGTTTGTGCCGTCTAGAATTAAACTCATAATTGTTTCCTTTCAAACAACAGCCCAGCGAGAGCCGCTGGAAACTGTGACTGTGATGCCTGAGTTGATAGTGATGGGGCCAGAGGACATTGCGTTGTTTGTTGCGGCAATGGTGTAATTCTCTGCCACCGTCTGGCTGTTCACCACAATCCCGTTTGAAGCCACAAGCACTGTTGACTGAAACTCGCCCGTAGACGGCTTGTACAAGAGCTTGGCATTGCTGGTGTTGACTGTCAAGGCCGTGCCGCTTGTTGCACTTGCCATCAGCGGGTAGATGTTTGTCGCTGTGCTGGTGTCGTTGACGATTGCAGAGCCGCCCACAGAAGCCCAACCTGCGCCCGTGTAGCCCTCAAACTCACCCGTGGTAGTGTTGAACCTTAGCTTGCCCGTAACGCCCGTGGGTCGCTCTCCTGTCGTTCCCTTGGAAATCTGCACAGCACCTGTAGATGTGAAGGCTGAGTCTGCTGTGGCCGTGAGGACGGTGACTGTGGTTGTTGTCGCCGCCAAAGTGGTGACTGTGGCTGCTGCGGGGGTTGCGGCTCCTATCACAGTGCCGTCAATAGCACCCCCGTTGATGTCTACAAAGTCAAACATCTGGATGACGTTGGTGCCGTCTACATACAAGTGCGCCTTGCGCCCGTTGGGCACCGTGATGCCCGTCCCGCCCGAGGTCTTGACCGTGATGCTCTGAGCGCCGCTGGTGTTGTTCTGAACAATGTACTGCTTCTCGATGGTGGGCACCACCAACTCACGGGTAACCGTCAGACTGCCCGTAGACGTAGCGTTGAGGACCAAAGCTCGCGCCGTCTGAAGCGCAACTGTGTTGCTCAGGCTGATGGTCAGGTTGGCGTCAGAGGTAAAAACGGGGTTGCCTAAACCAACAAGGGCCTGCTCGATGGCTGTGCCAATGTTGTCGTTGGTCGTAGTGCCCCAAGAGCCTGCTTGCTCACCTGTGCCGATTAGTTCAAATTTAAGGTCTGAATACGTGCTTGCCATGTTTTTCCCTTACGTTCGAGTTATTTTCGCAGATTTACGCATGGTGGGCAACTGCCGTTAAACGACAACCCATCGACTACCGCTAGGAACTGTAACTGTGATACTCGAATTAATAGTGACTGGCCCTGCGCTCATGGCGTTGTTTCCTGCCGTAATAGTTGAGCTAACAGCAACCGTTGCGGAGTTTTCAACGTAACCTTGGCCTCCAATTACGGCGCGTTCTGACGGATAGGTAACAAAGACGTCTTTTGTCCCGGCGCTAAAGTTGACCGCTGATCCACTATTAGACGATGACAACACCACTGTTCGGGCTAGGGTTGTGCCTGACGAAGCGTAAGTGCCAATCCCGACTTCCCACTCAGATGTGGTTTGACCCGCAATGGTGTAGTAGGTGGTGTTGGCGTCGCCAACTGCCGCAAACGACTGGAACCCCGTTGATGCGCCCAGAAGCGTTACTGTTCCAGTACCTGTCGTGGTGGTTGTTTCTTTTACCCGGTCTGCAAGTACGAGAGCCATATGTATCCTTAATCCGTCTCAACCAACGACCAGTCAGCCGTTTCTGCGTTATTTACCAGCGCCCAGTTGGGTGTTTGAGAATCGTTGACATTTTGCCAGTTTGCGGTCTGACTGTCATTTACCAAAATCCAGTAAACGGCGATTACAGTTCCAGCCGCGCCCGAGGCTTGCACCCCAGACAGCGCAAAAGACTCTGTAAACCCAACCGACCCAGCGGTTCCAATTGCCAAATTTCCAGTCAGCGCAACTGTCTTGCTGTGGGTTATCGTCCCCGCAAAACCTGAAGCCGCCACTCCTGTAAGAGCAACGGTGAGAGAAGGTGCTACTGTGCCAACTGATCCTATAGCCTCATCGCCGGATGTTGCGTCCGACTCGTTGTAGATCATCGTCCCAACAAAACCGGAAGCCTCTACACCTGACAACGCAAGCGCTGTATCCCCGCGAGAAACCGTACCAACAGCCCCAGATACAGACACGCCAGTCAGGGCAAGAGAGTTTGCTGCCTCAACGGAACCAACACCCCCTAAAGCCTCTACCCCCGACAGAGCAACAGTGCTTGAGCCTGCTACAGAATCAACAGCCCCAGACGCTGACACACCAGTCAGAGCAACTGTCAAGGCCGCAGTAACTGATCCAACAAAACCGGAGGCCGCAACACCCGACAGAGCAACGCTGCTTGCGCCTGTTACAGAATCAACACTTCCCGACGCTGACACACCCGTGAGGGCAAAAGACTCTGTTAGTTCAACTGATCCAACATTCCCAGACGCAGACACGCCCGTCAGGGCAACTATGACTATGTTTTCGCCAAGAGCCGCAAATGGGGCCTGTGCAAATGCGGATATACCAAACATGGTCTACGGCTTGCGCCGCCTCCGCTTAGGTTGTTGCCAAGCGAATTAACGCCGCTGCGGTTGTGTTGGCAGGCATCGTCAATGTAAAAGTACCAGCCGTGATGGTTTGAGAACCAAAAGTGTGTACGCTGATCGCCTTGTTGCTCTGGGTTGAGTTGTACAACAATACAGCATCAAATGCGGTTGCCAGTGTTACAGAGGTGTAAACGATTGAAGCTGAAGGCGTGAAGAACGCCACACCAGCAGTTGCCGAAGTGTTGGTTGAAGTTGGAGCCGTAGCATTTGTTACCGTCACGCCGCCAGCGACATAGCCTGTACCAGAGACCTCATTTGAAGCTGAGTAAGCCGTGGTAGCTGCATTGACCGTTGCCGTAGTCAAGTACAGCGCCGCTTTAAGCGTGTCTGTAGTCGGGGCGGTCAAACTGGTACGTGAAACAAGTGTTGCAGCGCCGAGTTGGTGCTCGCCAAGCATAAGCTGGCTCATAAACGAAGTGCACATTGATTGGGTGTTTGCCATGATAGTTCCTTAAAAAGATGCCACTGAGCTAGCGAGCGTTACGGTTTTCTTCAAAGTAACATGCGCGGAGCGGTGGACAAGCTCTCCGTCCAACCAGTACTCAACCCACGTAGTGGTTTCGTTGTCATTATCGACTGTACCTTCCCGCTTTTCAAGCAGAGAATCGTCCATGTCGCCTTTGGTCGTGGTTACAAGCATGTTGGTCCTTATGAAATGCGGATTAACGCGGATGACACTGTATTAGACGGCATCTCGACAACAAAGGTGGTGGTCGCCACCTTGTCAGAACCAAAGTCCAATATAGCAATTGCTTTGTTGCTCTTGGTGACGTTGTAGATTAATGCGCCTCGGGCTGTGAAGTTAGCGGGGTTCCATGTGGGGTTGGCAAAATCTACAAAGGCTGTGGTGCCAGAGGTCTGAACCGTAACGCCCGTCAACACATTGCCCCCGGCTGTGTAGCCAGTACCAGATGTTTCGCCTGTTGCCGTGTAAACAGTGGTGTCCGCACCGAGATTGGCTGTCGCCAAATACAAGGCCATCTTCAATGTGTCCGTTTCAAGATCGTGTACACCCAGCAAAATATCTTGCTTAAAGCTTGTGGTGAGTGTCTGGTCAAATGCCATATCAGATCACCTTCTGCTTGTATTGACCGTCCCGATACGCATCACCGCGCTCAAGACCATCACCAAGTCGCTTGGCCTGTGCCAGAGCTTCTGTGTACTTGCCGTTGTACAGGGCAACCATATCGGCCTCACCCTTCATAAATGTAATCGCCTCTACCAGCGAGCCGTACAGGAGCACAGGATCGTAGTTGTCGCCCAGCCAAGATGTTCCTGCTGTAACAATGGAAGTCGGATAGTAGAAGTAATGCAGCTCTACGTAATACGCAGCATCAGGCGTTGGACCGAGGATAAGTGATAGCTCAGTGGTAATCGCTGAATTCAGGATTGTCGGGCCAAACAAAGCGTAGTATTTTGGCTCGCCCGTGTCATTTGGGCTTGGGTAAGCCTGCCGGATAAAGTTTACGTCTTTGTTGAGCAAGTACTCATACGTGCCAGTGTCTAAGTTTGCACCGACAACACCTGTCACCAAGGCCAACGAAAACACCGACAAGAAATCGTTTGGCAAAGACACGTACTTGTTGTTCGTCGTTATCAATGAGTACTGATTCTTGCGAAGTGCGGGGAACTGAACAGTGTTAAAAATGCGTTCTTCGGCCTGCTGCACAAACACCGAAATGTTGTCTATGAAGTCTTGGTCGAAGTTCTGCGTGTAATCGCAGATCGCATCTGTTAACTGGGTGTAGTTCACGCCATTGGTCCCCGTGCAGTGCGACCCTTAGTGGCTGCGCCATTGCCACGGGTCACTATGCCTGTGGTCTTTGTGGGCTTGTAGTCGTTACTGCGGTTGTTGCCGACAGACACGTTTAAATCTTTCATGTACTTCTGGTTGTCCGAAGGCGGAAGTACCGCCTGTGTCGGGGCGGGTCTGGTTTTGTACGATACTGCCATTTCTGACTCCTTATGTTACTGAAACTGTTACTTGCCCTACCGCTGTCGTCATGACCAGATTGTTCGGTGTCATTAACTCGGTAAAGAAACTTGACCCGCCAACTGGATTGTAGCCCCACTGGATGTCCCGGCTACCCCCGGTATTGAACCCTGCCGTGTTTACACCTGCCTCTACATACGTTGAGTCCCTGCGCGGGTTTCTTACGGCCTGCGGGTCATCTACGGGATACATGCCCAACTGTAGCTGCGGCTGGTCCGGGTCGTAGCAGGACGGGCAGACCAACGTGTTTTTAATCTTTGTCTTGACAACTTCTTTACGCAGGTTGGTCAGCTTAAACTGAAAACCACACCTGTCGCAGATGGCAATGCTGTTTTTGCCTGATGCAAAACGATTGCCCATTTAAGTACTGCTTCCAATGAACATCTGGCGCGGCACAAACCGAACAGACGCCTTCTCACGGTCCTCATCCGAAGCCAGTTGCCACGCCTCATCGTACTGCTGTTTGAGCACGCCCAGACGTTCAAGGCCACCGGGCACCTTTATAGCCAAGTAATAGGCCAGCCCCGCCACCATGCAAGGCACGAACCGGAAGGGCACGTCCATGACGTTGACACCACCACCGGCATCCTGCGTACG